TTGTTGCCATGTGTAGTTTACCATTGTCCTATAAAAGCGACGTTTACTGTAGGACCCCGAAGGCATCCTGGCGTAAGAGTGGGACGGGTTACCGCCCCCCTGACTCTCACATTAATATTTAACGTCACACTAAAAAAAGTGGGAGTCGTAAGAACCCCCACTATGATTACGGTTTATTCGCCTTCTTGCTTCTTACGACCAATATTATATTTACTTTCTAGCGTCCACTCGCCCTTCTCTTTAAATGAGAGAACTTTGATTTGATTTAACGGAGCTAAATCAGCAATCTTTTCTTGACTCTCTGTGGAAATACTTACCAGTCCCCAGTCAACTAAAAGTTGTACGATACGATTACGACGTTGTACATCATTGATAGAGAGGTTCGTCTTCTTGCCATCAAGAGCGAACAATTCTTTGAAGTGTACAATAAAATATCTTCCTTGCTTATGAAGGATGTGACAGGACTGATAGATCTTCTTTTCTTTACGTGATGCTACACCAATCCTAGTCAGTGTTTCTCTCACCTTGAGGAAATCATCTGGTTCATTCAGGACGACCTCAACCATGTCAGTCTGTCGCCACTGGATCTCAATTTCACCGCTCATGTTTACCACCTTTGCTCAATGCTTTTTGAATATCATCTAGTTGATCCTTGGTAAGAATCCTGAGCGCCTGAAGAGCTTTATCGTCATTATAACCATAATACTCTTTGACCATATCAAGATAATCAATAGAATCTTTACGTGCCCAAGGAGAGAAACGCTTCCTGGGTTTCACACTATTTAGCAAAAAGTCATATTGTAACTTCTTTGGTAAGTTTGGATACTTATTCATCTCATTGACAAAGAGGATAGTATCAGTGAAAGAAGAGAGGCACCTGTTAACAATGTAAGGAGGATACCCTCGCTCAGCATTAGGATCACCATCGAGAATATTCTTTTTAGATTGATTGATGCTGTACAGGTAGTCTTTGAGTTGGTACGTCATTCCAGTGTCTGATTACTCCAGATATAATAAAAGCGTTAGTGACCAAGTAACTAACAAAAATAAGGGTGCGTATGCAAGCAATAGTATCTGCTTCTCGGTCATTTCGTCCATACTTTTCTCCTAGTGCCTTACACCAGAGTCTCCATAGTTTAGAACTTCGCATTCACACCCACCACAGTTGCACCAGGATTGCGAGCAAGTGCAACCTTGCGGGCATCCTGGTAGTCACGAGCAATCACTTCTTCAGTGAAGACAGTGCCTGCTTTGAATAATTTAACTTCGCATTTCATAGTTAGCTAAGACTAGTTCTTTACGATCTGCTTGATCAGTGTTGTAAGATCCCACACTCCTCATGGTGTAGGTGTGTGCGAACTCTGCTGCTTGGTATTCTTTAAACCTCTCACGAATGAGTTGAGACGAGTTATAAGATATAAGTTGAGGACCAACAAACCGATCACACTTGATAGCAAAATGGTCGTGGTTGAACCCGCTATGCATATTCCCCCGCTTTCCATATAAATTAGATCCAATTTCGTATGGGGGGTCGAGGTAAGTGAATGTCTGCTTGCAATCGCTAAGGAGTTGTTCATAAGACAGGTTAGTAATTTTCCAATTGCCAATCAGTTTTTGATAGTCACGTAATCGTTCGATCCCTGCGAGGGAGAAGTTTTGATCACTTGCTTGTTTGGAGAAAGACGAAGATTCAGTAAGACCAGAAAAACTACACTTGTTAACAACGTAAAAAGAAACCGCACGCCATATATCTTCACTGTACGGAGGGAACTGGACAGTAGTCTGAGATCCAGAGAGGTAATCTTTAGCTTCCAGAAAGAGTTGCTTTGCGGAAGTATGGTCACAGTGCCTTTGTTTAAGTTGGAGGAGTATGTCCGTAATTTCATTGCCGTGGTCCTGTAGTTCTCGCCAGAAGTTATAGAGTGGTTCGTAAAGATCGTTGACCCAAATATCTAAACGAGGATATCGTTTAGTAACTTCCAGTGCTACAGAACCTCCACCAAGAAAAGGTTCCCTGAATTCCTTATAGTTTTTAAGATCAGGGATATATTGGAATAGTTTACTTAGAGCACGACTCTTACCGCCTGGATAGCGGAGTGGTGTCTTCAGGGATTTCATAGTCTGGGGCATGGTATTTAAGGTATTCCCAAAAGGTTAACTTCATTTCTTTGTGCGTCATACCACAATGGGCAGCAGCAGTAGGTAGATTCATTGTAGCACGAAACAATGCTTCATTTGCTTCTTCTACGTTTTCTGGTGTTGTTTTGACTCTGGATGTATTCCCATTGTCGTTTAGGTTCGTCTTTAAGACGCTCATGCATTTCCTCCAATTGTAATGTTTTGGCATCCTTTTCGAGGAATTTTAGTAGACTCATTTATCTACCACCCTAACTTCAATAGGATCCTCAAGGATGTCAGCAAGTCTAGTATATGCGACTGCCGTATATACCTGTGGAACAATGAACGCAACCATAGCTACGATCCAGAACAGGTAATAATAGTTTTCTTTGTTTTGTGTTCGTTTCATTTGAATTCACAACTCATCATGATTTCAGTTAGACACGCCAAAAGATTGATCTCTTGATCAGGAACAATAGGAATACTGTTCATGTATTTGGCAATGACTAGAACTGCTTCAGGAATAGAAGCAGGTTTCAATACACCATAGAGACTGTCATACACTTTACGCATGACCATAGTAGGATCATTGTCCATGTTCTGGACGACCCAGTTCTTGACGTTAGTAAACTCCTTCTTCTTGAGAGAACTCAGAAGAGTGTCAAGATTAACATCAGCGACATCCACGAGAATAGCAGAAGTAATACTTCCAGTAGCGGAATACCTCTGGCACTCATTAATAAGGCGACGCCAATCGGGATAATAACGTTTAGTAAGTTTAGCGAGAACTTTATCTTCATACTTGATCTGCTCATGATCGAGGATAGTTTTCAAGCGAGTGAAGAACTGACCCTGCAATCCTACTGCTTGCTCAGGTTTGATCCTGAAATCAACAACCGTACAACGTGAGTGCAGCGGTTCAATGATCTTATTGATGAAGTTGCAAGTGAAGATGAAACGACAGTTGCCATGAAACTCCTCCACAGCGGTCCTGAGGGACAGTTGAACGTCGTTAGTGGTGTTGTCTGCCTCATCAATGATGACGACCTTGTGGGCGGCACCAGAGGTCAGAGAGACCGTGGTAGCAAACTGTCGTACACGATTGCGTACAGTATCAAGGAAACGACCTTCGTCAGATCCATTGATCACGATGTAAGAGGCACCGATCTCCTCACACAATGCTTTAGCTATAGTAGTCTTACCCACACCTGCAGTGCCACTCAGCAGCAGGTTAGGCAGTTCACCTTGATTGACAAAACCCTGAAAAACATTCTTGATGCTGTCAGGGAGGATACAATCTTCAACAATGTTTGGGCGGTATTTCTCCACCCACAAAAATTCTTTACTCATTCAAGGGGTCTGGTAAATGATTTAGATATGATGTCATCAGCATTGAACATCATCTGCATATATTCTACACCCTTCTTGGGTTTAGTATGCTCACCGCATGTGAAGATATCACATACTGCCATGCCTTTCTCTGGCCACGTATGAATGCTGATGTGGGACTCAGCAAGCATGGCAACACAAGTTACACCCTGAGGATCAAACTTGTGTGAATGAAGTGCCAGCAATGATGACTGACACTTTCTAGATGTAGAGTAAACTACATCTCTAATATACTCCTCATCGTTTAGGAGATCTTTTGTGCAACCTTTCAACGTGAAAAGGATATGCTTCACTTGGGTTCCAGTGCGATGTAATAAGTAAGATCGACATCAGTATTAGTCCACTCAGAAATCAAATGCTGAGAGACTTTGACACTGTAGTCACCAGGGAGAACACGAATGTTTTCAATCTTGAGATCAAGAGAATAGGTGCCAGTAGAACAACCTGCCACCGTGAGATCATAAGTGTTGCTGGTATCATTTTCTTTGTCCCTAAGGATTAGCTTAATGGTATCAGATCCTTCCTCAGATTGGAAGGTCAAGTCAGGAAGACTATACACAGCAGATGCTTTCTGCAATGCAATCAAATCATCACCACTGAGGTTGAACTGAATATCAGCACCAGGGAAGTTTACATTTTTTTCTGGTGCAGACTTGAGCGTAATCTCAGGGTCAGAGAAATAATACTTAGCAGACTGACGCCCGCCACGGATAGAAACAAAATCGCTAGATGTGAATTCCAGTTGAGGATCGTTAAACAGAGAAATACCGCTAAGGAAC